TGGGCAGACAACGTGTCGCCGCCACGGTGCTTGGTTGCGGTCCAGTCCTCGCCCGCCTTGCGCTCCATGACCGTGCCGACGAGCGGAATGTCCTTGAGGCCCTCGGGCAGCTTGGAGCGGAGTTGCTCAATGAGCGCATCCATCTCGGCCTGGTCACCGAAGGCAGGAAGCCACAAGTCCCCTCCGACCTTTCCGGCGTTCGGATCAATCTCGTGCAGCGCCTTGGCGATGTCCCTGAAGACGTCGTCTGCGAAGTCGTGCCCCTTTCCCTTAACGTCGTTCAGATCCTTTTTGTATCCGAAGCTAAGAACGCCGTAGTTCGGCCGCGCCTCGTCGGCGGGCATGTCCCTGATTCCGCGCTCGTGCAGTAGGTCTGTTGTGGCGTCCCGGTAATACAGGTTTCGCTTTCCCTCGTCGTCCATCTCGCGATAGGCCCGCTCCAGAATGCCGGACGCCTCGGTGCGATTAACTGGAGGCTGCTGCTGGGCCGCCTCGGCCTGCTGGGCGCCGTCCTGGTGCCGCTGGACCGTGACGACGTACTGACGCATCATGTCTTCTACTGGCACGCCGCTACGCTTCGCCATCGTGACGACTACCGAAGCCAGCTGCTCAACGCTGGCAGCGCTGTCCTCGACCTTCATGTGCTGCTTGCGAGTCTTGCCGTCCTTGCCGGTCTGCTCTCGCTCGTAGGACTTTAGCAGCTGCGACTGGACTACCTGCATGAACTCGCGCTCTGCGTCGGTAGCCTGCTCAGACTTGGCGCGCTCGACCAACGCCTTTGCCTCGGTCTGAATCGAGGCCTGCTTCTGCGCGGCCTGGGCCGGAGTGTCCATGAATGCATGGCCGATGACGTGCCCGCCGTTAACCAGAGCGTCGCCAAGCGGCTTCGTGGCAATCTTCGCGGCCCACTCGCCAACAGGGATCTCGAGCTTCGACCCGGTAACGATGGCGGCGTTGATTCTCTTGTATCCGTCCGGCCCGAGCAGATCGGTGGCGGCCTGCTCGAGCGGCTGGCCGGCCTCTTGGAACAGCGTCAGCAACTGCTCGGCGTCGGCGTACATATGCGTTACTGGGGCGCCAGACTCGCCGGTGGCCTTCTCGACTACCTTGGCATAGCCAGCCGGGCTGGCCTTCGCGAGCTGCGTTTGCGTGCCCTTGTGGACTGCGGAGACTTGCTGCGCGGAGCTGGACTGCTGGGCGCGCTCGATGGACATACCGACAACATGGCTGCCATATCCGATTGGCCCAAGGCCTGCGGCGCCAATCCCGCCAGCGACAAAGGCTCCGCCCGCGTCACCAAGCATGGCTGCAACGTCAGGGCCGGACGTCTCGCCCATCTTGAGCTTTAGAGCGTAATCAATAACGTTCTGCAGCGTCTGCTGCTGGGCCTCCTCCTTGCCCTCCGCATACATGCCAGCCACAAGTCTGGAACTCCAACGCTTGCCAGCCTCCTTGAGCAGCGTCCTGAACTTGCCATCTGAGGCCAGCCAGCGCGCAACCTCCTTTTTCTCAAGCCCAACCAGCTTGTCGCCGATTGGCCCCAGCATCCTGAGTTCCGCCTCGTTGCCGCCAACCTCGATGGCGGAGGCGATTGCCGCATAGAAGATGGTCGCGCCAATCAGCGTAGGCTCGTCGAGTTCTCCGTCTGGCCCCTTGACCTTCTTGAACTGTCGATAGGCGCTTCCGCCCTCCGCAACGAAAGAAGCCGTGTATCCAAGAGCCCTGCCTACAACCTTGGCAGCCTTTCTGCCAGCCATGGGCCCGAACATCCTACCAACGCCAAGTCCTGCGGCAGCGCCAAGGGCCTGCGCTCCAAGGCTTTCCGGGTTAGAGGCGAACGCCTGAACCGCATCAAGCCCAAGCTGCATGGCCGGACCCTGGCCGTACCACGGAACGTCGCCAAGCTCTTGCTCCATAGCGACGAGCTTCTTTTCGTTCTCGAAAACATCCTGTCCACGGATCTTGCCAATCATTACCTTGAAAGCCGTAACGCTTGCATCGTGGTCCCTGCGATAATACTTGTATGCAGCAGGCAGAATCTTCAGGCGCTCGACGCCCTCAAGCTTCGCCTCGGGAGCCGTAACAGTCTGGATGATGTTTGGCTTCCTAGCCTCGGGAACAGACTCAAGGGTAGAGATGGCCTTATTGGCGCTCTCTTCGGAAGCGGCCTGCATCTTCTTGGCTTCGCCGGCCAACTTCTCGTCGCCGAACAGGGCGGCAGAGCCAGCCATCTTTCGGCCAACCTCGGCCTGAGACGACGCGGCAAAGCCAGACTCCATGGCGGATCCGAGCTTTCCGACTGCGTCAGCCGCGAAAGTGAGCCCCCGCTTGACGAAGCTACCAGGCTCAACCCGAGACGCAACTTCGCCAGTTCGCAGTTCTTCGGAAATATCCCTAAGCGCCGGATCCTTCAGAATCGGCCCGGCCAGGTGCTGATGCTCAAGTAGCGTCTCGACCAGGTCTGGATAGTCACGCTCAAGCCTGTCCGTGTCGTACTCGGAGACCTCGGCGGCCTTGCTGAACTTGTCCAGGTTTGCGTCGATGACGTCCGGATGTAGGCCGGTCTTCTCGGCCATTCTGATGACGCGCTGTCCACGCTCTCCGATTCCGAATCGGTCGGCTTCGTACAGGGCCTTGATGCGATTGCTCCTAATGGACTTCTGCTCCCGGCGTTGCAGCGCATCAGCAATGTCCGGATCAACGGCGTCCTGCGGCTCTGTCTGCCCGGAGCTTCGCCTTGCTACTGCCTCAAGAATATCCGGATCGTTCTCAAGCGCAGAGGTGTCTTGCGCCGATTCCTGGTTGTTATCGGCGCCAGCGAGGTCGTTTTCCTGTGCCATTAGAAGCCCCTGCGTTTCATTTCAACGAAGAACTCTTTAGACAGCTTTCCGTCTTTATCCTTATACTCTGGATGCTCGTCTAGAATAGCATTTACTGCCGCCTCTTTCTCGGCCTTGCGCGCATTATTCTTGGCCCCGGAAGACACCTTCTTGCGCAGGCTATTAAGCGCCTTGGCTGAGTCTTCCTTGCTCGGCGCCGGTTCGTCTCCAAGCTTCATGTCCCGAGGCATTGGCTCGGCGGAAGGCCTGTCCTCATTCGAAAGCCTGCTCTTCTGCTTTTCCTTCGCATACGGAACGAACTTGTCGCCCGGCTTGGTCTCAAACTTGTACTTAGCAGACCCGCCAAACCACTCGTCTCCGTTTTCGTCACCAAGGACAAGGCCTGACGCAACAGCTTCTCGAACCTCGTCGCGCGTAGGATTGCGCTTGTTCTTTGTCCTGAACGAGTCGTAATAGTCGCGTACCCATCCCTGGAAGGACTCAAGACGCTTCTTGTTGGCAGACCCCTTGACGGTAAATCCGAGTCTGCCGGCCTCTTCTTCGGCGATTGACTTCGTATCCGAGTAGCCAACCCGGCCGCCGCCGCTAACGTTGTTCTTGTCCTTCTGCTGTGCGGCCCTGATGCGCTGGGCCATCTTCGGAGATGCAGACGGGAACTCCTCTTCAACGTTGGCCTCGGAAGCCTCGGCCTCGTTTTTTGAAGACATCTCCTGATAGCGATACCAGGCCTCCTGGTCCTGCTCCTCCTGCCAGCGCCTATCCTCTGCCGAGCCGCGAATTCGCCTGTTGGCGCGCTCGTCTGCAGCCTGCGCCTTGCGCTCGATTGCCTCCCACCTGTCGGGGGCATGCTCGACGAGCCACGTTCTGGTCTCGGGAGGAATCGCACGAAGCCCGGCCGCGCCCCTGGTAGGGCTTCTAAGGTAGTCCGTCATGGCAGACTCATAAACGGCCTGCTGCTGCTTCGACCACTGACCCTCGGTTGCCGTGGCAATGCTACGAGCCAGGGTTCTAAGGCGCTCCTTCTCCTTCTCTGGCAACTTCAGCTGCTCGGCGGCATCAACGATTGCAGGACCGTCAACCTTGGCAATCAGATTCCCATTTGGTAGCCGAACGCCTTCGGAGTGCTTTCCGAGAAGCCCGGAGACGTGCTCCTCAACGCGCTGGCGGAATCCGATCTCGCGAACGACCTCGCCAAGCTGCTCGGCATCCTTGGGATCCAGGTCCTTCTTGTGGGCCTCAAAGAACGCCTGCACGCGGTCTGGCCTGGGCTCCTTCCCGTCGGGGGGACGAATCATGGCCCGGAGGGCCTCTCCGTATGCCTTGGCCTTCCACTCGGCCTCGACCAACGGCCTGGCCTCATAGGACAGTCCACGCCTCTCGTGAGACGCTCCAAGCTCGTTCTGAGCAAACTCTCCAATAGCGTCCTGGACGGCCGAGATATCATCGTTCGCACTGAGCCTAATCGAATCCAGAACGGATGCCTCGCGCGCCTTGAACTTCTGATCTTCAAGCGCACCAATCTGCTCGGACTGGTGTAGAACCATGGAGCGGTCAACGCGGTTGGCCTCGAGGCCAGCCCTTCGGTTGAACAGAGCACGCTGCCTATCGTTGCCAAGGCGCTGGGAGATGGCCTGCTTGTGGCTCTCCATCGCCGTCAGCGTGTCGTCATAGTGCTTGAGAGCGTTCTCGCCCTGCAGGCTCTTATACGACGCGAGGGCCTGGTTGAGACCGTTTCCGTACTCGGCAAGGGCTCCCTCTACGGCCGAGTTGTCGGCCCGGTCCTGGTGGGCCTGGTACTGCTGGAGGCCGTGGCTCAGGTTGCTGAGGCCAGCGCCGGCGTTCATGAGGCCTTTGGCGGCAGCCTCCCCGAACGCTCCGGCAGGGGCGTCAGCCGCGCCGGCCATGCGCGGCCCCTCTGAAACCTGCTGTGGGGCCTCGGGAACCGGAATCCTAGGCATGGCTACTCCTTCTTAGACTGCATGGCGCCGATCTGGCCGATGATGTCTCCGCCAGTATTGGCGCTTGCCCCAAAGATGTTGGCGATTCCGCCGACCCACAGGGCCTCTCGACCGGCCTCCAGCATCTGCTTGCGCTGAAGAGCCTGGGTGCGCTGCGAGCGATACCCCAGGGCCTCGCGGTAGGCGTTGTTCTTGATGACTGCCGCGTCGTACTCGCCAAGGGCCCGCGTCTGGGCAATCGCAGCAGCGGCCGAGCCAGAGTTTGCAACCACTCCAGACGCACCGTAGGCGGTCTTCTGCTGGCCTACCAGCGAGCCGTACTTTTGCTGCGACTGAAACTCCTGCTGGCGGCCCTTCTGGAGCGCGACCTTGGCGGCAATGCTGGCAATGTCCGCATTGTGCTGGGCCTGGTTCTGCTCGTAGTCGTTATTCTTCAGGGACGCTTCGCCCTGTGCTCGCGTGCCAACGGCATTTGAAATGCCACCGACGGCGGAAGTAATGATTGAACCAATGGCCGAGCCCATGACTACCTCTCAATCTCGATCTTGCAGAACAGCATATTTAGAGGCCCGAACTCAGAAGGCGGGTGGACACGAAATCCGAGCCTGGCGGCCCACTTGAGGCTAACCTCGTAGCGGACATCTACCCAGTTAATCAGGCGGCCCCAGCTATACAGGAAGCGGCCCAGCTCGCTGTAGCACAGCTCTAGAAACTCGTACTTATTGGCGCGAATAAGCGGAGTCCCAAGAAGCCACGGAATACCGAGCAAGCGCCCGTCCAGAGACTGGATGCCCCACATCATTGCCGGCTCGCCGTCCACGGTCCAACACAGGGCCGGCTCCCCGTCGCTCATGGAGATGGAGACCTGGAGGGCCTCTAGCGGACGCTGGCCAATCGCGTGGACCTCGGCTACGTCCTCGGCGCGCATGTTCGGCGCCATGCGTTCGGCAAGCTCCATCGTAGCAGGAATGATATCGTAGGCTGGCATTACGGATTCCTGAACTCTATCTCTCGGATAACGGACAGAATCGTCAGAGGATAGGGAAGCGTCTGCCGCACGATGCCAACTGCGCCCTTGGTCCAGCGATTCGCCGGCCTGCACTCAACCAGCTCCTCCACCATCTCGAGCGGGTCCGTGGAGTCAGCAGTCATAGAGACCGACTGCATGTTGTCTTCGTCCTGGCCCACCTGGAGGCCGCCGTATCCAATGGCCTCGACGAACATCCTGGTCAGCGTGCAGAACAGCGGGCGAACTTCCTTGGACGAGGAGGCAGGCGGCAAGAACGAGACTTCTTGGACGTAGTCGTTCCCGAGTAAAGCCGAGACAATCTTTGTCCCGGTTACGGTCGCGTATACCTGGATGGCCTCTGGGGAGATGCTACTGATTGTTACCGTCCCTCCGTTATCAATTACGATGCTGTTGTCTTCGGACTGTGTTCCAGAAATATCGGCCTGAGTCCGAGTGCGCGACCACGACGAAAGTGCCTGCCCGCTGGTAAGCGTCCCAGTCTTGGACGTAACGCGGAACAGCATTGCCGTTGAGCTAGAGCGACCAGTTGAGCTGTCTCCGGTATCCAGGACGGCCGTTCCAGTAGACGTTGCAATCGACAGCGTCACGCGCCTTGCGGCAGCAGCAACGGACGTCCATACGCTTGGATGGGTTGACGGAGCCTCGTTAGTTGAGCTTGCAACGATGCATTTGTATATGGTGGGCGTAGAGCCACTAAGCGTGAAGACATACGCTCCCAAGCTGTAGGTTACGCCAGAAGACCACTCGTAAAACCTAGTCCACCCGACGTGGGGCTCTCCGGGAGAATCGGAGTCCGCCCTGTAATATCTCGTTCCGTATCGAACCCAGTCCAAAGCCTTGTATAGAATATCGTTTCGCCAGTCGATGGAGCGCGCGGCCTCGCACGCCTCCCAGCAGTCGGTTGCGGCAGTCAGCGTCACCAGGGATCCGGCCGAGATTGCCCCACCGCTAGTCAGCGTCAGAGCCGGATACTCGTAGTTTGTCAGGCTGTGGCCGTCCAGCAGCGGCAGGCTGTCCAGCCTGGTCTCGATTCCGAACGACGCCATGCGCTCTAGCCTAGTCGTAGAGTCCCGCTCAACGAGCAGATACAGCGCGTCCTCGCTTCCCTCGGGGATGCTGCACACGTCCAGGACATCTCCGTCCGTATCGTGCAGCGCCCAGGCGTTGACCTCCTGCTCCTTCTGGTAAGTCATGCTTACCAGCTTGCCGTCCGATCGGACCATCCAGACGCACCGGTGCGGCTTGTGCGTAAACGTCCAGGCTACGATTGAGTAACCGTCCAAGAAGTGGTCGGCGAAGATGTTGAGCCCGGTCGCGTCATAGTTGGCCGTAGTGTCTAGGTAGGAGACGGACAGAACGTTGGGGCCGCGCTCCTGGACGAACAGAGCCTCGTTGCCAACCTGGAGAGGCATCAAGTGCGCCGAGCCGTTGTTGCCCTGGACCTTGGCGTCAATGCTATCGAACGCCAGCGCACCGCCAGACCCGCTAACCGCCCACTCATTTTCCGAGGTGAAGACCATCAGCCGGGAGACCGGCAACAGCCCTCGGATCTCCTCAAAGCGCATGCTGGCAAGCTCGAACTCGCAGGCATCGTCGCTCGTCTGGATTAGCTTTCGGTCGAAATTGCTATAGTCTCCCGTCTTTGAGGCGAACAGCCAGCCTGGACGCCCGCCAGTCGTATCGCTGTGGGGAGCGCCAAAGATTCTGCGCTGCTCGTAGTACGACACTACGGCCGGATTCTCGGTCGCGGTCAGCGTACCGGACAGGTCGTAGACCGCAAACGGATTCTCGCCGCTTGGCGGAGTAATCGTGTAGTCCGGCGTCTGGTTTGTGTCGTAGAAATACTGTAGTGGGTAATAGTGGAACGGGCGCCAGTATGGCTCAACCCCGGCTCCAGCCCCGTAGTTCTCAACCGGAGTCACACCAGTTGCGGCCCTGCAGCATATCCACTCCGATCCCCCATATACGCACAGATCTCCTCGCTCGTATGCAAACGACGCAGAATAGTCGGCAGGGGGATCCCCCTCTGCCTCTGAGTCTCCAATCCATCCCCAGGAGTCATACCCTACCGGGTTTGTAGAGTCGTCGCCTGACCCGCCATTCCCGGCAGCAGCCCTTCGGTACATTCTATAGTACAGAATCGAGTAGTCAGAAGACGTAGACGCCTGTGGGAAGACGAAGCGAAGGCCCGGCGACTGACCGAGACTGATTGACGTCTGTAAGTCGCTATCGTAGGCAACATCTCCATCCGTGTGAACCGACCAGTATCCGGTACTAAATTCAGGATCCTGTCCAGGGGCCCCATGATTCTGTGTGCAGTACCAGAATGTCCCGCTAATGTTGTCCTTTCGGACCGCGTCGTCTACCCCGTATGTTGCAGTTGGGTCCCAAACAGTGCAACCATCGACGCATACAATCTGCCGGATATGCTCGATCTCCTTCGGGGCAGTCTCGAAAATGACGCCGTCTGCGCGCTTTACGACTGCGGTAACGCACCACTTCCACTGGTAGGCCGGATAGTCTGTGGTCTCGGTAGGGTAGTTGGCATCCATCGTCCATTGCATCAGGACGGGGTCGGAGTCATAGGACCAGTCATCAAAAGCGCTGGCGTCAAACGAGAGATTGGCAATAGTCCAGTCTGTGTCGCTGTTGCGGGTCAGCTCCTGGGGGACGTAGTCCGGATGGCAGAGGGTCATTACGTTGCCAAGCTGGGCGTACTTCAGCCTAGCCAGGTCGTCCTTGTCCCAGGGCGTTACGACTGTATCTTGTAGTACGCCATCCTTGTATACGCCAAGAGTCTCGTCTCCCAGGACAAGAACGAAGCTGTCGCCCTGGCTGTAGACGAACGGGATGATGCGATACGTTCCGCTACCGGCAGACACGATATGCTCGAGACCTGGCCGGCTAGTGACCGGTCCCTGCTTGAGCGGAATCATGTTTCGGCACGTCAGCAGCGAGGAATGGTACTTGCCGACGTCGGACCGCCCCTTGAGTGTAGGGGAAATCTCGCCACCGCTAAAGCTGTTCTGCCTGAAATGGGCTGGCAAGGGGGCCTCCTAGAGGGGCAGCCAGCCCCAGCCGAGCGGATACGTTGAGCCCTGGTAGGGATTCCAGGCGTCTCCGCGCGCAGCAACAACCTCGGAGTCGGGAGGCATATCCTCCTGAAACTCGATGAAATCGACAGAGCGGGCCTCGTTGACTGCCAATAAGTACGCCTGCATCAGCGCCTGCGGGGCGGGCTCGGCCTTGAGCGGGCCGCTAATCTCGTAGGCCAGCTTCCATGCCAGCGCATCCGCGAAGCCGGCAGGGAAGCGCGAGGCGTCCGTCACGTCTTCGACGTAGATAATCTTGGGCGTGTCGGACGGGTCGATATCGGTCCACAGCACGTTCAGGCTGCCAAAGTTTCCACGCTTGAACGGGATGCGCTGGTCCGGACGAATCGAGCGGGCGCCGGACCAAATGTACCGCCCAATCAGCATGTCGGCCGGCAAAAGAAAACCGTAGTTATATTCGAAGCTCAGGCCATCCGTAGCCGTAAACCTGTATATGTCGCCGGCAACCAGCGTTTGCCCACTAGCCAGAGTGACCTCGATTGTCCCGGTCATCTCGAGGCCGGAGCCGCAAGCCAACTCAACGCCGGTTCCGCCGCTGTTTCCGATGGTCTGCGCTCCGGACGAATAGACGACGGGAGAGCCAAACGAGATGCCGCCGTCAACGCTCCACTTGATGTAGCCCGTAGACGTTCCGCCAGCCGTAGTCACCTGGCCGACCACGTTATAGCTGCCCTCAAGGTCGCTAGAGGCAGCCAGCGCCGTAATCAGCGTGGAGCCGGCAGGCCCCGTCCCGATGCGCTCAACGGCCGAGCATGCCGGAGCGAACTCCTCGAGAGGGGCCTGGCGAATCGCAAACTTCCAGGGGAACGCCCCAAGAAGCTGCTGCCGGACCTGGTCCCAGAACATCATGCTAACGATGGCCTCCTGGGACGTGTCCGTTGTTGCCGTGATGAACTGCTTGATGCCGCAGCGAGCCAGCGCGCGGTTGATGATTCCCACCTGTGTCTGTGCGCTCGTGTACACGCTGGCTCCTGTCTACGCTTCGCTGCTACGCTACTGGCGGCGGCCCTGCTGTCGGCCCTGGCTCTGCGGCTGCGGCTCCGGCTCCTCGGGCCTCGTAAACGCGGCCGGCTCCGGCTGGGGTCCGGCTCGAGAAGAGATGCGCAATCCGGCAAGGCGGCTCTTCATCGCCCCGATTCGGCCGTTCAGCGCAGCAAGCGATCTAAGGCCAGCCGGGTCGCCCGGAATGAACTTACGTGTTTCCTCGGAGTTGGCGATCCTCTTCTCAATGAGGGCCCTCATGGCGTCAACGGCCTCCTGATTAAGGGGCTCCCATCGCGTAGAAGGCTCGCCAGCGTACGCAATCTCCTTGCCAGGGGCGTGGTACTCATGGCTCGGCTGCCCATCGCCCATCATCGGACCGGTCGGAAGAAACGCAGAGTGATTAATCCAGTATCGCGCAACCATCGTAGTTCGTTCCTCGGATATGGCCCCCGCGTTAACGGGGGCCGGTTAACTGCACTGCTGCTAATACGTCATCGGGATAACGTGGAAGAACGTTCGGACATACAGCACGCTTGTTGCAGCTGCGCCAGACGGATCCGTTGAGGCGACGTTCAGCACAAGCGCCGCAGCGGAAACAGGAACAATCGCAGCCGTGCTGGCCGGGTACACATACCGAAGCTGGTCAGACGTGGCAGTCAGGAAGCCGCTGGACGCCACCGTAGCAACCAACTGCCCGGCCTCGTTTGTATACTTGACGAGCGCATTTCCAGACGTGAAGGCGCCGCCGCTGTAGTCCAGGAACAGCAGCGCGCCGTCAAACACGTTGGCATAGCCGGCTGCGGGAGCTGCAACCAGCGTGTACGGGGTCGTGTGAAGAGCCTTTACCTGGGCAGCAGTAAGCGATACGTCTGCATAGTTGCCGTACAGTTCGGAAGACAGGTTGGCTTCCGCAAGCGTAATTGCAGACGGAAGAGCGCCAGTCGCCAGCTTAGACGTAGCAATCGAGGCGCTGGCGTGGAAGTCGGCGTTAACGTATCCGGTCTTCTTTTGAGTTCCAGCCGGGCTAGGTAGATTCGCCATGGTCGCCCCTTAGAACGAGGTAGGAACGACGTGGAAGAACGTTCGAACGTGGAAGTGCCCGCCGCCTGTAATCGGATCCGCCGAAGCGCAAGTCAGCCACAGCGCGCCATTGGTTCCGGACGCACCGCCAGCAATCGGGGTGATTGCAGCCGTGCTAGTCGGATACGCAACCCGAACGCCATCGGCAGACTCGCTGTCGCCGAAGAACGACGTTTTGGCGATGGTCGCGATTGCCGCAGAGTCGATTGCGGAGCCTGTGTGGTAGTTGACGGTAATATTTCCGTTCGAGGCAAAAGCGGCAGACGAGTAGTCGTAGAAGATTTCGACACTGTCCAAGATGTTGGCGTAGCCGGCGCCAGGATTCGCAACCAGCTGCTTGCCAACGCTGTTCAGCGTCAGCAGATCGGAGTTGGCAACCGTGACGTCGGCATAGTTGCCAATCAGTGCAACCGTAAGATTCGCCTCGGCAATCGTGATATCAGTATCGAGCGCGCCAGTGGCAAGCTTGGAAAGCGCAATCGCCGCGCTGTCGTGAACGTCGCCGTTAATCAGCTTTCGAAAGATTCGCAGCATTGCGTCTCCTTTGCAAAAGGCGGCCCAGCCGAAGCCAGGCCGCCATTGCTATCGCTTCAATTAGGCCAGATACGAGGGCTGCGTATAGAACAGCGGGCTCGGGGCGCAATCGGCCAGGAAGCTACGCACAACATAGCTATTGTCCGCGTTGCCAAGGTGATACTCAACCCGCCAGTACCGGTATCCGATGCTCGGAGGAACCGGCAACACGATGATCTGGTTATCAGCGAGAAGCGCGTTGGCGATGTCGCCAGTTTGGGCAATGATACGCGAAGACGTGAACGCCGTATCAGTGGCAGCAACAAGCTTGATGTTCAGCGTCGGAGTGGTGTGGCCGGTGTCCTTGGTCACAACCTGAGTGATCAGGTACATCGGGGCGCCGTTGCCAAGCTGGCGTGTCGGAGTAGAAGCAGCGGCCCCCTGGCCAAGGTCAAGCTGGTTGTAGGAGACGTTATCGGCGTCCGCGATGGTCTGCGAGTCATCCGTAGCGCTGGTGTAGGTGAAGGTCAGTTCCTTATCGAGCAGCATTTGATTTTTCTCTTTCTGGGCCTAGGCCCTGATTTGTTAGTTAGTACGGCGCCAGAATTAGCTGACAACAGCCTCGGTGGTGGTGAGGGCATCGCAGAAGCGAATCGGAATCCCGAACATATGGGGAACGCGCGATCCGCCGCGATCCACGTACTCGAGATAGTTCGCTTGGCGGGCCATCATCTGCTGGCCAACCATGTTGAACGTGTTGCGCGCCATGTAGAACACGGGCTTGCAGTTGTTCAGATCGTAGATAGCGGTCATCGCGTCCTGCATACGGGCCACAAGATCGGCGCCCGTGCTCAGGTCGTTGGTCCAGCCGCCAGTCCCGGTGTCAATGTTGCAAACGCGGGCAACATAGCGGTAATCCTTCACGCAGAGACCAACCTGCCAGGTCCACTCAGAGACGTAAGCGCGGAACTGGTTGGTTCCACCGCTGTCGGGAACCAGCTGCTCTCCCATGTCAACGTGCTGCAGGCCGCCGACGCTCCCCTTCGGGAAGATCCCAAACACGGTCTCAGGGCCCCAGCCAATAAGCCAGATGGAGGTCTGATCGCCGCCAGACGCTCCGGAGTCGGCCTTGATGATCTGGCCGGTGCCGGTAGGACCGCCAGACGCGGCTGGGTTGCCAGACGTCGCAGACAGTCGAGGACTAAGACCCTGGAACTTCTCAGGGTTGCTCGAGTACGAGTGATAGAAGATGCCGGTCGCCAGCTCGTTGTTGAACGCGCTAACAAACGCCAGATCCTCGGACGCACGGAAGGCGGCCTCATTGCCGTTCAGCTTGGCAAGGGCGCAATCCACCTTCGAATAACCAACGCACTGGCCAATGGGCTCGTCGTGCTGGTCGGTCGTGCTCTTTGCAGGAGCAACGCCCTGGTTGAACTTCCGCCAGGTCAGGGCAGGAAGCGCCGATCGGCTGGTGAAGCGGTGGGCGCTCGGCATGTTCGCCTCAACCCAGCTCATGTCCTGGAGAAGAGGATTCTTTTGCTCGAGAACCTCAGCGATATTGGCGATCGATCCGTTAGGGTCAAGTCGCTTGGTAACATCGGCCAACGTCGGGAAGGTGTTCCCGATCTGTGCGGTAGAGGCAGTCATTCTAATTGCTCCATGTGCCTAGAAGGCGGTAAGTAGTTAGTTAGTCGGATTGCTTGTTCATGGACGGGTACAGCGAGCCGGCCAGGTTATCTACAAGCGCGTTGCCGGTAATTCCTCGCTGATGGTCAACGGCCGGAGCGCTCTTGGCGTTAGCGACGCTAGCAAGAGAATCCTCGCCAAACGCCTTGCCAATAGCGGCAAAGAACTGCATCGCGGCCGGGTGGTTTTCAAGGCCACCAAGAGCCTCAAGAAGACCAGGAGGCGCGAAACGGTCGATAGCGCGTTGCGCGTGCGCAACGTTCTGCTCGAACGCCCCGGCCCACTCCTTCTTCAGGCTGGCAATGCTGTCCTGTTTCCACTGCGAAAACGCCCTGGCCTGTTCGGCCTCGCGCGCCTGCGCAGCCTTCATCTCGAGGTCAAAGAACTTCTGAGCGTTCTTGGAGTCCAGACCCGCCTCCTTGGCGATGGCCTTGAACTCAGACAGCACTTCGTCATTGACCTTGAGCCCCTCGGGGATAGCGATCTCGACATCCGCCTTAACGGATTTCTCCTCGGCAGCTTTGTCTGCTTCGCCCTTCTGTGCGTCGGACTTCTCGGGAGCCTTGAGAAGTGACGCCACCTCGGCGGGCTTCTCGGCATCCTTGGCCGGCTCTGGAGCCTTGTCCGCCGTCGCGGGCCTGGCTGCTGGAGCTGGAGTTGCGACTGGCGCAGCGGCCGGGGTTGAGGCGGCAGCGGCAACAGGTTCAGCGGCCGGAGCGGTCACAGCCGCAGCGGCAGCACTGGATACTTCGGGAGTCGTTTGGGCTGTGTCGGACATGGCCCAAGAATGGGCCCGACCTGCCGCAAGCTATACAAAAGGCCCCGGCGATTGCCAGGGCCTGCCACTAGCGAGGTTCGAACTCGCATCTCGCGCTTACGATAACGCGATCCTACCCTTTAGACGATAGTGGTCCTACTAAACGAGCTTCGCTCTACGCTTCATGTCCATCGCAGTATCGGCGCATGATTGTTTCGTCGAGAACTACCGTAGCCAGGAAGCGGTTTCTGAGGCGCCTTGGGACCGGATACCCCAGGTCAAACTCGATACCGCGCCAGGACTCCGAGTCCATGCACAGCCCAAGATGGTCGTAGCATTCCCAGCCCGTGCGCCTTGGCATGTCTACCGTCCGGGGATAATCAGGCTAGACTGCTGTGGGGCAACGATTCGAGGGGCCTCGGTCTGGACGGCTTTGGCAGCCTCGCCCTTGAGAACGCGCAGCGTCAGCGTGTCGGGCCCCCTGGTTCCGTCTTCCTTGGCTTCGCCTGGCTTCACTCCCATTGTGAATACCGCGCCATCGTCGGCCATGGACTTCAGGTCGGCGTCAGCAACAGACTGCTCGCCGCCGAGCCGGTCAACCAGGAGCCCAACGATTCCCCTGTATTGCGCAACCTGCGCATACAAGAACTGGTTCTCGGCCTTCAGGCGCTCGTTAACCGTGCTCATTACCATCCCCTATCTGCCAGCAAAGACTCGGCGCACTCGATCATGTCTCTACGGTCCCACGTCTGGTGCAGCAGCCTCTGGTCTCGCATGCTGAGACCATCCTCGAAGCAGATGCCGAACCAGGGAGGGTTGTCGCGGATTTCCAGGTAGGCTCGTGTCACTTGGACTCCAGCGCATCCAACAGGGCGTCGGCCCATTTAACGGCCACATTGCAAGCGGACTCAACTGTTGGCTTGCCGCTCCACTCTGTGTGCCACGAAGCCAGAACGTCCCGAGCAATCTCGTATCGGCGCCGCTCTCGCTCGGCCTTCTCGATAAGCTCCAGGTCAGCCTTGGACAGCTCGCATCCGCACTCGTCGCTACAGGCCATCGTCGTCCTCCTGTTCGTCCATCTCGTTAGCCGCACGCTGCCCAGCCGCGTCTCGCAGCTCCTTGAGACGCTTCCTGGCCTCAAAGAATTCGGTCAGCATTTCAACGTATTGCTCAGTCGCAACGCGCTCGCAGTCGGTTCTGAGATCCACGCCAACGGAACGCTGTCCGGCGTTGTGGTACATCTCCGAGCCGGACCAGGACAGCCCGGTTCCGTGGGCGTTGCAGCGACGGTCGATGATGTCCATGACGAATCGGCGTCCCTGCTGAGTAGCCATGATGGCGCGCAAGTCGTCGTCGCGTTGGCGCTGGGCCAGCTTCTCCTGCGCCCGTAACTCTTGCTGGGCCTTGCTGTTTGGCTTGCGAGACACAATGCCTCCTGTTACAAAACGTCGGCCGGCAGCAATGCCGACCGACACAATGCTAGCAACAATGTCTGAGCGTTTCGCGGGCTAGACGCCCGAGTTAGCCGCAGCGGCAGCCTCGGGCCCGAGGTACCCAAGCAGCTGGTCCAAGGCGCTAGAGCCACCCTCTCCGCCGACCTGGGCCTGGCTCAGATTGCGAGCCGCGCTACCGGCCTGATTGGCGGCCTGAGCCTGCTGCATGGCCATCTGCGCTTGGGCGGCCTGGGCTTCCTGCTGGGCGCGCTGCTCTCGAATCGCGGCAACCTCATCCTCAGAGCGAAGCATTTCCGGGTCGGTCCCCAGCATCTGGGCGTAGCCGCGAATGGTCTTGTCGATATCAACCAGGTCGATGGCCTCGGGGCGCTGAGTGGCCTGAGAGACGTTGGCAACAAAGGCGACCTGACGGTCAATGGCGGCCGTGCCAACGAGCTTCTGGGCCTGGGCCAGGATGCTGATGTACTCGACCCTTAGCTCGTTTTCGCCCTGCTCGGCCGACCTGATTAGCTCCTGCGGCGGAGGAGGAAGCAAGCCGCGCTTTAGCATGATGTTGAAGGTTCGGTCAATGAGAGGGTCCAGTAGCTCGTCGTGTAGGCGCTCAAGAACTGGGCCAATCTGAAGCATCTTCTCGTCTTGCCTGGCGCGAACCTCCTCAGCGGTGGCGCGCTGGGCCCTCTCGTCCTGCGACATCATGAGCCACAGGTCGGCAAAGAATGCGCGGTTGATGCGCATCTCGTGCTCACGGATTGTTGCTTCCTCGATCTGGATGGCGACGGGGGGAATCTGGATCGCCGGCCGGAACTCGGAGCCGGCCGGCGTCGCGGAGTCAAGGTAGGTCACGTCACCAGACAGCAACGAGACTCGCTGGTTGCGCAGCGATGCGGGCGCCACCATGGGAGGGTTAACGATCTTGTCGGCCGTGGCCAGCTTGCGCCGCTCTAGCGTCTGGAGCGCCTCGGAGTCCCCCAGGGCGTCCATGCCGGGGCTGTAGCCGTAGATGTCCTCTCCGTTCACGTTCCATCGCGGGCAGCAACACGGGAACTCGTCATAGCCGCTGAGACGCAAGAACTGGTGCGGGTCCAGCCCGGCCTCCAGCTCGAACCAGACGTTCGACCACGCCTTGTCCTTCTGCAACCCACTCTTGGGATTCTTTCGCCTGTTGGGCTCGCACGCCTGCCCAAGCAAGATCCACTGGTCCAGGTGGCCACGGTCGTACAGGTCGCGCACCTTCGGGCTGCAGTTCTCATAGCCAAACGAATCGACGACGGCGCCAACTGGCTGGCTGACGCGGCGGTAGACCGTGTCCACCGTCTGGTCGGCCCCGATGCCCAAGCTATACGAGCCGATAGGGAAAACATACCCTCTGATAATCTGCGTAGGATGCTCGTCCAGCCACAGGCACGCAGTACCGAAACCGCCCAAATCCCCGTAAACCTGCGGAAGCACATTATAAATGTTTGAGCGTGCGTGCACAAGACGCATGCGCTGCTCGACGTCGTGCAGCCAGGAACGAACGGACGGGTTGTCGTTCAGTTCGGGACTGGGAGCGGTCAGCCTGTACCACGGGCGGGCCGGGCTAGTCAGGCCCGAGTGCATACCAGAACTGAGAGTGCGCAAGGCAAGTGGGGCAGTATTGTTGATGATTTTGCTGTTGCGCTTAACTCCCTTGTTTCGGTCTGCCCAGTAGCGCCGCTGCCGGCGGGGGGCCATGTAGTCCGCAATCTCGCCCCAGTGAGTAATCCAGCTCGAGCGCTCCAACTCCAGCGACGCCAGGCGCCGGATGTAGTATTGCCGCGTGCCGTACTCGGCGTCCTTGACTGCCTTGCGCGGCTCCCGCTTGCTGATGCCATCGTCCATCTGCGGAGGCTGGTGAAGCAGGGACGCGGGCTCCGAGGCCTCTGGTGCCTTGGCCCGCTTCGCCTTCTTCTGCGCCTTGTCCTTGGGCTGGTACTGGGTGGCCCGGTGTGGCGACTTTGGGGCGGCCTCGCGCAACACCCGCTCGGGCGGCGTCGATTCGTGAGCCGACATCGGCCCTGTCTCTACGCGAGGTCCGCTTCTCTCTGCCGGGTCGCTACCGTTGGCGGACATGGGCCCAACGTCGGGTCTATTGCCCTGCTTGCGGGGCGGCTTGCTCTCATTATGCTGGCTAGACATTATGGCTCCTACTGGCCGAGCAGGCCCTTTGTTGAGGCAGAAATGGCCAATGGAGTATCTTGGCTGGCCGGAGACGACGAAGGCGGCTTGACGAGAGCGGGCTTTGGCGCAAAGAACTGCTGGCGACCCTGGCGAGCGGACTTGGCCATTACTGCAGCAATGCGCGCCTTTCTGAGAATCTCGGAAGGATCGTTGCGATTAAGCGCAAGATCTCTCTCCGCCTCGGACACCTCTCCTTGCTTCTGGTACGGAGTCCTGTCTGGACCGCTGATAATCTTGTTGTCCTTGATAAACTTGTCTGCATGCGGAGACCACGGAGAAATACCGTGGCTGCTGAGCAGTAGCGATCCGGCGTGTTCCTTCGTCCAGTCCCATGCAGATCCCATTGTCTAGTACCTCTCTCGCGAAACGTCGTCTTCGGTAATGCAGCGTCCGCCTGCCGCTCCCTGCGGCTGGTAGGCTGTAATGGAGATTCTCGGAGCGACAGGAGCAGCGAAGGTCAACGCAAGAGCGTCGGAGATGTCAGGAGAGCATCCAATCGCTTTCTTAATCTCATCCTTGTCTGGAATCTGAACCCTCTGCCGACCGTCGAAGAAGTACGGAATATGAGTCAGCTCGCGCGCCATGTCTGGCTCATTCGGCAGGCATCCAGACGTCTTGATCCACTCGGCCATTGTCCAGTACATCTCGGCTCGTTTGTTCTTGAAGCGCTCTGGCTCAAAGGCCTTTCCGCCGAAGAAAACCCCGCGAACGCTAAAGTTGTGGCGCCTGCAGTGGTCGATAACTCCGCCGCCGTAGCCTCCGCTTTCATCAATGAATATGGCATCTACCGGTCGCTTCTCGGGGTCCTGCTGCACCCAGCGATCTGCGACGCGCAAGACCATGTCGCCAAGCTCATCGCTACGAAGCTCTCGAAAAATCTCGGGGCGCATTACCATGCGGCCCTGGCGGCAGACGATTACGCTTCGGTCGTCTCCAGTCCGCGCAACGTCGCAGGATATGATGCGCGGCGCGTTATACAATTCACCAGGAGCGCAATAGCGAGCCATTGCTGACTGCACGTCGTCCGGCCCAAGCATCTTGTCGGACTGTGTCTTCGGAAACTTTCCGAAGACGTTGACCAGAGCAACGTTGCTATCTGCGCCCCATCGATCAATGACGGAGCGCGCCCACTTGACGTCAACGCGGGGGGCCCGGTCTGGCGCGTCGGGGTCTCCGGTAATCTCTTTTACATACCAGCTTGAGCGCTCCCTTGTGCAGGCGTCCCACAAAGGGCCATCGGTCCTGGTTGGATTGCCAGCCATCCAAAGCAGGTTTCGAGTACCTCCTGATAGCGAAGCGTCAGCTGATGCGACAACGCCTGCTGGAATGTCGCCAACCTCGTCAACAATTGCCAGGGTGTATTCGCCGTGCAATCCGGCAAGCGTGTTGGCTTGCTGGCTAGAGTCAGCATCGCGCGACCAAGAGCGAGCCGACATCCACCACGTTTCAGGACGCTCCTTCAGGAAGATTCGGCTGCTCGTCCACTGAAACGCAGCCTGCAGCATCTGAGACCTGTTTTGCCACTTGGCCATTTCCTTCCATAGGCCGTCGTGCAAATTGTCTCCAGTAATCGAAATTGCCAAGCAGTTTGGCTCTGGATGGCACGTTAGAAACCACCACGCGCCCCACGCCATTAGGCAGGTTTTTCCCGGCCCCTTGCAGGCCTTCAGGGCAATCTTCTGGTTCCTTGCCATCGCCTCCAGAACTTCGTCCTGCCACACGTCTGGAGCCGCCCCTAGAACTTCGCGGGCAAACGCGATTGGCTGCTCTCGCCAACGCCTAATGTTGGCCTGCGCCTTTTCGCGCTTGAGCTGATTGACCGGCGCCATTACTCGGCGACCTCAGAAGGCTCCGGCTCGGGCTCGGGCTCGTCTTCCTTGACGCTTCCGGCAACCAGGTCAAGAAGGCCAATCTGTCCGCTGTGCTCAACCTTGTCAGCAACACGGTGCTGGTACTTGACCAGCTTCTCGGCGGCGGCAATTCGGTCCCTGGGATCGCCGTGGAGGGCCACGTCGGAGAAGACAGCGAAGCATTCCTCTAGCGATAATCCGGCCTTGCGGATAACCCTGGCCTTGCCCTCTTCGACGGCATCCGCAATCTTGGGATCCTTTAGCAGCTTGCATCCGGTAACATGGGCGCTCTTCTCGCTATAGCCGACCTCTTTGGCTGCACGAGTGGCGTTGAAATCCCGTAGGTATTCCTGGACAAATCGCAGATGTCGGGGAGACAGACCCATGCCGTTAGCATGTGGCACGGCTGCCGCAAGATATACTCTGGCCTACTCGATGCCCACCGCTCGCATTATGGCCAGCTCCCACTCCGTAAGAGCCTTGAGATACTCCTCGTCATTCTCGGAGTCTGCGCCGGCCAGAGCCAAGCCGGCCTCCAGCAGCCTGGACCCGCCCATGGCGCGCAGCTCCCTGTTGGCTGCTCGCCTAATGCGCCATTCGTGAACCAGGCATCTGTCTCCAGCATCACGACAGTTGTGGCATCCGTCTACGCAGCATCGCACGAGTACGCCTCCCGGAGTCGAAGCACGGCCATATTCCAGCGCCAGACTGCACGCAACAGGGCGAAATCAGACCTATACAGAGCATCGGCCACGCCATGAGCAGAGCGCATTAGCGCGATCTCTGGAGACAGCCGCTCGCGGATTGGCGCGGCGATTGGCGTACCGCGCTCCAGCCTGGACATATGGGTCCGGCAAAACTGTCTCCCAGGCTGGCGCAGTCGGTAGCAGTCGGCGACATCGCAGTACGAGTTACTCACAGCGGCGCTCCCAGGGCTTGGCGTTCTCGTCTCGGATGACGTCCAGGCCCCTGAAGGCTACGACCACGTTGTCCAGGTCCAGGTCAAACCACCGGAAGGCGCCGTGAGCCTTGCTGGCGCGCTGGATGGCCTCAAACATATCGGGGCCGACGATGATCCTGGACGGGGTTCCGTGAGCAGTTGCCAGCGCAGACAGCTCCTCGACAACGTCCTGGTCTCGGACCTTTGGCGGCCCGAAGATGCGCTCGTGTTCTGCCGCATACGGGTCAGACGGGCCACTGGAGCCCACTCCGATGCGCGTCGATGGGAAAGTCCCAGGCTTAATGCGTGGTCCCATGGATTCCTCGCTAGAAAGGCAAGTCCTCGTCATCAACAACCGGCTTGCTGGGCGGGCCGCGATACGCGCCGGGGTCCTTGGACTCGCTCTTGCCGCCGACAAACCGAACGTCGCTGGCCACGATCTCTGTGCTGTACCGCTTCTGTCCGTCCTTCTCGTACTCTCGCGTCTCGATCCTGCCCTCGACATAGACGCCGGAGCCCTTCTTGAGATACTTGCCGCAGTTCTCGGCCTGCTTGCCGAAGACCGAGATTCGGTGCCACTCGGTCTTCTCCTGCATCTGCCCGGACTTGTCCTTCCACTTCTCGGTGGTGGCCACGCTGAGACGGCAGACCGCGTTGCCATTCTGTCCGAACTTGGTCTCCGGGTCCTTGCCGAGATTGCCCAGGATAATCGCCTTGTTAACGCTTGCCATTTTCGATCCTTTCGCAACCGAGCATCTTGGCCACTTCGCTCGGATCGTCCTTGTCGCCAACCACCAGATTCCCGCCAGCCTGATATCGGACTACCCGTACAATTCCCGCGTCCGACTGCATCCAACAGGGCCCATTATTGCAGCTAAGAGCCAAGAATGCTCCGGCAAGGGCGGCCCTCATCGTCCCATTGCCTCGTCCAGCGCGGCATTCAGCCTGCCGTGGTGCGAGGCCGCCTCCTCGAGTTGGGCCTTGAGTTTGCGGACCTCAACGCCAAGGGACTCGGCACGGCTGCGCGCGTCCTCGTACAGGGACTGTAAATCAAGGTAGTCCTCCAGTAGGTCGGCCCGGTCGCGCTCCATTGTCTCGGCTCGGGCCTCGGCTACCCACAGCTTGTAGCGAAGCGAGGCCTCGGTATCTGGAGTTACCTCGAACGTGTCGCTCCTGCGTCCGCCAAATGTTTGCTCCCATCGGCGGTCCATCTCGTCGGATGATACCGACCCGCTGGACGTGGCTACCATGAAAGACGGCTCGCTATACCTGGTCATTGGCGTCCCTCATTTCCTTCAGCAGACTCTGGATAGACTCCTTGCGCCGGCAGAACGCGCAGAGGTATCCGATGGGGGAAACATACTCAACAGGGTCTTCTGCCCCGCAAGCATCGCAGCCCATTGTCCACACGGATTCATTAGG